ACCTGCCTGTAGGCGTTGCACAAGATGGAAAGCTCCTGAAGCAGAACTGCCTTTAACATGGAGATTAGGGGCGTTTAATGTCAAATCTCCATCATCTGGACTACTTGTTCCTATGCCAACGTTACCATCTGCTTTAATGCGGAATAATTCATTTGCTCCATTATTCTGAGTGATAGCAAAGTATTCATCTGTTTGGTTATTGTTTTGATCAAGATCAATACTCAGAGACCCGTGAGTTCGAATTTCAGCACTGCCGTTGGTAAAACCTATCTTATTAGCACCTGCATTCAATGTTAAACCATTTGAACCAGCGGTAACGGTAGCAGAAGGTGACGCTCCAAATTTTGCATTGCCATACACCTGTAAAGGAGAATTAGGACTAGTAGTTCCTATACCAACTCTATCATTAGTGGCATCAACAAACAGTGTATTTGTATCAACTGTTAATCCAGCAAATGTCGGAGAAGCTGTGGTGCGGACATCTTGGTTTAAATGATACCCGTCAACGGTATCTGCGTTATCTGCGTTAAGCTTATGTACCGCTGGAGTTGCTTCATTATCACGGTAAAATATAAAACCGTCACTATAATTAAGGGCTATTTCACCGAGGGCAAGATCTGATGTTATTGGTGATTTAGCACCAACACCAGACTTTTTAAGAATGATCGTGTTTGACATGATTATAGAATCGTGAGACGGATTATAGAACCCGTGAAGAGTTGTGACACTCTCTGTAAATAATAGATATCGTAGAGAGATTAACCTCTACGATATCTATTTATACATCGTTTATCTTCTAATTCTTAGAATGATCCACCATCAATAACAGTATCTTCAAGACCACCAGTGATTTTCATCGCGCTACTTAGTACCATTCTAGTATCAGTGTGGACATACACGAATTCAACCAGCGCTCCAGAACCTAGCGCGGGTGGTGAGTTTGTATCAACACCGAGGAGAAGACCTGCGCTATTAAGTGTCGAAGAAGCATTAGCGGTATTAGCGAGAGTCAGTGACTTATCTGCAATAGTAACTTCGGTCGAATTGACAGTTGTTGTTGTACCATCAACTTGAAGATCGCCAGCAATCACTACCTTACCGCTATCATCGCCGTGTGCAGCTGGATCGATCGTAAATACCGCAGGTCCTCGAAGGTATCCCGCAGTTACAATATTTCCAAAGGTGACAGTATCATCGGTATCTATTCCAAGTGCATCTCTCGTTGCTCCAATGTCGCTTCGAACTTGAGCACCGCTCCTTTTTTTAACTAGTCCATTGCTATCAGCAACAAGGAAAATGTCTGTGTCAGCATTCGCATTAGCTATTGAGGTAATTGTAGCGCTGCCGTAGGTTTCAAAATTGCCAGTCGAGGAAAGATTGCCATCAGCGTGGATATTAGTCGAAGCTCGAACCGCCCCGACTACATCGAGCTTATACGAAGCGCTTGGTGTTATAGTTCCTACTCCAACATTATTATTAGCGCTATCTACATGCAGCGTAGTAGTATCGACAGTGAGATCAGCTGCAACTTCCAGGTCTTTAAGAATAGAAACCGCGGTTGTTGCAGAGCCGACAGTTAATGAACTTCCGTTTGAGGAAATTCCTCCATCAGCACTAATAACAGCGTCAAATGTTTTTGCGCCGGTGAATGTTTGTGTTGTATCTAAATGCGCTGTGTTACCAGAGAGATACGCATCAGCAATCACTGATCCGTTCCAAGTACCCGTCGTGATAGTTCCTACTGTTACAATAGTATTCACACCACCGGTAGGCGCTGCTCCGATATCTCCTCGAACCTCAGCAGCAGATCGACCTATGATCTTTGAGGAACTACCGCCGGTGGCAGCAACTCTTAAAAAGTCGTTATTAGTAACACTCGCTCCGGATTGCAGGAGATTGGTATCGCTGATACCTTTGTTCAACGTTACAACATTTCCAAGTGTTGTGCCAGTAAGTTGATTAATATTGGCAGCAGAAGCGCTAACAGTTACACTATCTATTTTAAAATCTCCTGTTGAGTTGAGCACTCCCGAAAATGTTTTAGCACCTGTAACTGTCTGCGTGCTATCAATATCTACATAGTCAGTGTCGAGCAAACCCGAACCAGCGATTGCCGGAACAGAAGTAGCGTTCCCAGCACCATCATCACCATAACCATAATAAAGTCTATTGTCGCTTTCGTTGTATGCTAATTCTCCGTTTTTTAGAGAACTTGGCGCGCCGGTAGAGCCGCTTGATGCTCTCCGTTTAATCCTAATTGTGTTGGCCATAAATCTATTCTGTTGTTAAGTTGACTTTTTTCTATTTATATGTTTAGAAATTTCCGCCGTCCATGATATTCGTGTTAGTGAACTTTGATATTCCACCGCTATATTTGATTATATCATCTTCAGCCGGGTTTGTTATTGTGACGTCGTTTAACTGGTTTAAACCAGTATCGGTAAAAGTTTTTGTTCCAGTAATTGTTTGATTTCCATCATCGAGCGGCACCAAACCGTTAAAAACTTGCTTAGGTATGATCTTTTTAAATGCTTTAACGTGAGCATTTATTGCGTTTTGGCCACCTGTAGTAACTTGCTTAGGTATAATCTTTTTATCTGGATTAACCTGAGCGTTTATACTGTTTTGTGGTATTACATTTGCTTTGATCGACATCTATAAAATTATGTTTCTGGAGCAGAACTATCAAAGGTGACCGCAGGGGTGACATCAAGCTGCCCTTCTAAAATCCTCGTTATTGCAGGAGGACTATCAGAAGAGACAATAATAATATCGTAGACATACCGGCCGGGTTTTAATGATGCAGTCTGTGGTGCTGTTAATGAAATTGTTACTATCTTAGAAGTGCTATTGATAGCTGTCGTGAAGGTAGCCTTTGTTGTACCATCGTATGATTTAGCTATATTGCCAGCCGCGGTATAATTAGTAAGCGTTAAATTTGTAGAATCAGATAGATCAATTGTTGTGGTAAAGCCTGAGCCCTGATCGATGAATAAGTTTGCAATTGTTGACATGTAATTATACCTGGTAAAGTTCCTTGATTGTTACGTTACTCACTCCTCGCTCATAGTCGGAATTGTTGCTCGACGTTTTTGACCCATTGAGTCTAAATATATTGGTAGCCGCGGCGCTACCAAAAATAAGTCCATATGTTTTCTCACTAATATCCGCGGCAGGGACAAAATATCTAATAGTGTGCATATTTGGTGTCGAGGCCTCGTTACCATCATACGGTGAAGGATGGTAGAAATTATTCCTCGCCGTCCCTACAACATTGTTGTAGCCTTCATATCCAGAAACATTAATGATTTCATATTTGTTATCAGCACGTTTTCTACTAATCCAAAAACCAGAATTATAATCCTTTGCCTCTCCGAGAAGGTTCCATTCTAGACATATTAGCGAATTGGCGTATATTGGTGTAATAGAAATATCGGCAGGAACACGGACTGCATACATCGCTTTTGTAGTTACACCATCGCGATTAAAATTTTCAGTCGATACTATATTACCGCTAAGAGTAGTATACTCTCCGCTGCTCAGTGTAAGAGCTTCAACTGAATACTCGGTGTAGTTGTCATATCTTACAACATTTTGTTGAACCGTCTGACCATTAAAAAACTTATTGTCAACGTAGTCCTTTACTGCGGAGCTTGTGGGGATACTCGTATCGTTATCATTAGAAGTAATCCCACCACTCTCGTTCACAATAGAGACATTACTAACATTTCCTGTTGAGGCCGAGGTATTACCTAAAACCTTAAGACTGGGAATCTGCGCTATCTTACCAAGGGCAACCGAGTTATTATTAACATCAGAAGTCGCAACCGTAGTCGAGAGTGCAGAGACAGTACTATTTAATGTATTAGCTGTACTCTCGATAGAGTCAATCTTCATTACAATGCCATTTGTCTTCTTTCTCCAACTAGAAAGAGTATCGCTAAGTTCCACACCTCCCGCGGGTGAGTTAAAATCTTCAAAGTTCGTAGAGTCCATGTTACTATTTATCTAATGTTAATGTGTTAACTATTTCTTTTAATTCTTCAAGCTGTGTTCTAAGCGATACAATTTCTTCTTCTTGCTTCTCTTGTTTTTTGCTTCTTTCCTTAGCAGCTCTCCTAGAGGAGTACGCCGTGGTGTTATTATTAATTAACACACCTTTAGAATCTCTTACAAATGTTTTTTCCATTATAGCGAAGCAATCACTCTTAGGTTTTTAATTTCTGGGACAAAGGCTTTATTAGAAGATTTGAATAAAACCTTAACTGCTACCTGATCAAACTCTTCAACAGTGCTACCTTCAAACTGAACTTCACCAAATTCAAAGTTAGTACTTATTGGAACTTTCGCCCCGTTCTTAGGTTCGATCTTAGTCCATCCGAGAGTGTCAAACGCGGCCGTTGAATTTAGCGACTTGAATTTGCCATATACTTCAACCGTTGTTGAATCGTCTGGCCGCATTATATCGACGTAAATATTAAGTTGATCTGCAGTTGATGAAAGCTTGATACTCTTTGTGATGTACCTTGCAGCGCATTGTCCATCATCTCGCGAATCCTCGAATTCGCTTGACTCATTAACGATATTATCAAATGTAACAAGTGAGATTCTATCCAAATCAATTACTGGAGAGATCTTAGAATTAGTCGTTGACAACGTCCCTTGAAGTTTTAGTATATCATCATTAGTGCCGTTGTACGCACTGGTTGAATCGTGTGTTACCCGTTCAGTAGTATAAAGAACCTCTCCCGGAAATACTGTGTAAGAACCTGTGTCGCTTACATCTAAAGTATAAGCTACACTCGATTCTGGAAGAAGCATATCTTGAATAATCGGAAGATATGATGATGCTTTCCATGTATCGACCGATGCAGTTGCAGTAGCTACTGATGAAACCGCAACGAGTGTCGTTGAAGCGCCGCCTGTATTAGAAAATCCGATTGCAGCTCCACCAAGTGCTGTGCTCAATTGGATCGATCTGCTATAAGGAACTTCAAATCCATTAGAGTCAACAGTGGTCGCATAGTATAGCGCGAGATCTGTTAAACCAGTAAGTAGCGTGCCGCCGTTCTTTTCATACTTAAAACGTTGGCCGTTCTTAGCTTCAGCCACACCGTCAGGTAGAACAATTCGATTATCAGTCTGGTTTTGCGTGCTCAACGCAGCAATACTGATCTTATCAGCATCTCCAATAGTTACTGTAGGTGTAGAAGAGTGTCCAGAGCCATTTGTTACAACTTCAATATGATCAATCACGCCGCCTTTTCCAATGTGTGCTTTTGCTGTTGCGCCTGTGCCAGCGATCGTGACTGAAGGAGGACCAGTGAGATATCCTGATCCAGCATCAGTCACATTGACATATGTGACTTGCTGTCTTTGAGGAGAAACCCCGCTAAACACTGCTGTGGCGTTAGTCGTACTAAAGTCTGCTCGGTTCAATGTGAACTTAAGATCTTTATTTTGATCGGGTGTCCAAGTTGAAGCATTCTGGCTTTTTAGCATGACTCCAAGATTTACATTCTTAGTGATCTTCTCGGCATTTGTTCCAACATCTGTCCCACCAACTTCAGCGTGCCACACACGATATCTCGCACTATTCGATACAAGTACAATCGCGTATTCAACACCAGGTTGTAAATAAACCGGTGTATCAAACATGAACTTGGTTTCCACCGAAGCGGTAGCATTCGCATTAACACCTGAAGGCCAGATGTCAGCAGGCAGTTTAGTTACCCGTGAGAACGGAATAGTCTTTTGTGTAGGAATCCCGTTCTCAACTGATACAATACTAAGCTCAACTGGAAGATTAGGATCTTTCTTCTGGAAGAAGATGTCAACTGAAGAAAGGAAAATACCAGTTGGCTCGTTTCCTATCATGAAGGTCTGAGCAACAGGATCTCTCCGAACTACTTTTGTACCGATAAGCAAATTGCGGCTTTCTTGTGACCGCGTTCTTTCTAAGACGAGCTGGCGTGTTGAAAGAATCGTTTTTTGCCTTGTTTCTAAAAGCCCTTTAGCGTGATATGTTGATTCAGCAGATGAAAGCTCTAGAGTTTTATTGTTGTTAGCGTTGTCAGTTAAACGAACTTGTCTAGAACCTGTACGGAATCTGAGTGCATCATTGTTAGGAATAACAAACCAACCATCAACGTCTCCTGCGCCGTCTGACGTAATAGCAACATTCGCATCAGTTATTGTTGTTTGTCCATCATAACGAGTAACATCAGTTCCTCCTGTGCCTGCGGTATCACCGCCGAACTGAGAGAACGATGCTGCACCAGTAGCGTAAGAAGTAATATTAGCATCATCAAAGTATAGATAGAATGTAGTATTAGGCTTGAGCATTCTGCCTCTGAAAGAAACCTTCCGCGAACGAATGAATGGAACAAAGGTAATATTTAGAATATCGTCTCCGACAACTTCTCTCTCGGTGTTTTCTACAAGAGAAGTTTGAATACCTTCTCTATTTTGTCGGAGGAATTCACTTTGACTACCTCTTGTATTAGAAGTCCAGGTTGTCTCGGTGAATGTATCAGCAACTTGAATCTGACGCGTCTTTCTATTCCACCATCGGCCATAACGTTGGCTTTTAGATACCCATTGTGACTCCCATTCGTTCCACTCTGTTCCAAGGATGTTAGGGTTATTCGCAATTTGCTTAAGTAAAGCGCTGTTGTCCCCTTCGACATTATTAATAATATCAGGAACATAGTTAACATCTTTCCATTCATCTGATGATGGAGAAAGTTCAAGTGATCCGCTCCATGTTGCTACGTCATAAGGATTAACACTAATATGATCTGAAGCAAATGGCTGATCAACAAGTATCTTTTCAATAAAGTCAAGCGTCAATGAATTTTTTCGTTTTCCTGAGTATTTGGTGGTAGAAGGAACATCAGGTCCATTCCAACTTGTAACAGGAGTTGTGGCGCTAGCGCTGAGACCGCTGATATAGCTCCATCGCGCATTATCTGAAAGATACATTGGCCGAGCAGTAAAGTTGTCGCGATCGATCGCAGCACGATAGCCTACGTTGCTAACATCTCCTACGCCGTGTCCTCTGAATGAGTCTGTAATAATACCACCCTTAAATCTTGGGCCGCTAGAGTCAGTTATTTGTGTATTAGCTGCTTCTGATTCGAGGTGTGATAAAGATGCGTAATACTCAAGACTCTGGATGCGGTTTTCAAGGGAACCAATATCGCGCATTGAGTACCTGCGATTTTCAACACGCTCGATCACCAAGTCACTTAAGCTGTATAGATAGCCGGGTTTTTCAATGCGGTAAAGAAGTATGGAGTCAGCCGGTGTTTGAGGATAAATCGGAGATTCGGAAGGAACACCTTGAATAAATTTAATGTCGCCAAGTTGGTTAAGAGCGACAATGTCTTTTCTAGGATTATAATAAGTAAAGCCAACACCTGAGACAAGTGAATTGGGTTTAATTTTTGAACTTCCAGTTGTATCAATTCTAGAAGGCCTAAAGTCTAAACAATTTGCTAGTTTCAGCTCTTCGTATATCGGTGTATCCTCGAGTGATTCAGAATAAGAATTTTTAGCAAAGACGTTTCCTGCACCATGCGCGTAATAACTAAATGAGATGACAACGGTTGCAGATTTTAAGCTCGAATTGCCACGGTAAATGACTTGTGATTTACCGTAATATGTGTCAGTTTGTCCTGTTACTAATTCAAAGTCAGAAAGCGGTAAGCTAACACTATCATGAGTAACTCCGGTGACCGCATAGCCATCTGTTTTGTGAAGTGTGATAACGTCGCCTGGGTCCAAGCGGCGGGTTGGGGACCATGTTGTATTAGTTTGTGTCTTATTTCTAATAACTAATGGAGTTTGAACCGGTGCAAATATAGTTACTGATCCGTCCGTTTCAGTAACAGCTGTCCCGTTTGCCCTCGCTAAAGTTATTGTTGCAACTTGTCCTGTGATTGAAACGTTCTTTGCGTATGTTTCACCGGCCGTTGTCTGATCTGTAGATGCGCCAATTTGAACTACTACATAGTCATCTGGATCTGTACTAACAAAACCATCACCCGCGTCTGCAGTAATTGTAACTGGGCCCCCAGCTGGGCTGGTAAAATCTGAAGCCGTAAAGCGCTCTTGTATAATGCATGTCGAGCCGGTTATATTAACACTTGCAATATCGTGATTGCCTAATGGATAGACCATCCGCGATGAATTATCTCCAATTTCGGTGAGAGTAAATCCACTATCATTTCGCAGAAATGTCTGTATATTGGTCACACCGGTTATCGTGTTATTTATAGTTAGCGCTTTTGCATCGCTGAGCTTTTTACCAGGTTCCAAATTAATGTCGTAAATATATAGCCGCTTAGTAGCATCAGCATTTTCGTATAAACTATCACTATTGTTTGTCGATTTAATTCCGGTGTTTTCAATGGCGTGAATTCTACAGGTGCCGAGATACAGAGGACTTAACGAGTTGGTAGCTGAATCATAAAAACTGTATGTCTTATCAGGAGAGAAAATGAATAGACCAATATCAGTAGAATCTAATCCATCAGTATCTGTGAGTGCTCCCTCAATGTACTGTCCACGGTCAGCTGAAAACTTATAATTGCTCTTTGTAGGAAGAGTGCCGTCCCTCCCTTTATCAGCAACAACATCTTGTTTGCTTTCAAGTTCAACTCGATAACCTTGAACATAAGCAACACCTGGTTCAACACCGATGACATAACGTTTAGCGCCTTCAGTTGTAGCAGTGGTTGTGTCAGTAACATTCGGAAGAAGCGCGTTTGCTGTAGAACCATTATAAATTTCATCATCGGTATATCTACCACGATTTCCTTCTTCGTCATTTAGATATTCACGCACATCGTATTTAAATGGGTTGACTACGTAAGACCCGCTCTCCTCCTCGGTGCGTTGAGCAAGCGCTTTACCAAGCTCGCTATATTCTGTCCTCGCAGGCTGAACAACATTATCCTCTTTAATATCAAGTAGATTGACACGTTGGTTATCAGGAACAGTTTCATCAGTTGACAGAACAAAACTCAGATTAAGCGAAATCTTATAACGATCGGCTCCAGGAGCATTCGCGTTAGGTTCTCCGTTGGCATTATCATTAAGTGAATCATCTGCCGAACTCGTTACTACTGATTCTACAATATCGAAAAGAGCAGCACCTGTTAGCTTAGCAGTTGAGGATGTTTTAGGATAAAATGCTTCTGCCGCATCTGTTTGAACAAAATGACCTTTAACAAAGAATACTCCGGCATCTTGGAAAACACCACCATGATAAGAAAGAGTTTCAACAGCTGTAAAGTAGTCAGCTATTTTAGCACCTGCCGCATAAGTAGTTCCGCCAACACTAATACTATCTTCGCCTGTTGCCAGAGCTATATCATCCCCATTTGCAAACGTTCCTGCACCACCAATTAGTTTAATGTATAAGCGGTAACCATCGGTGCCCTCAGTCACCTTAACGGCGCTAAGAATCTTTGCTCTCCAATTAGTTGACGTGATTTCCTTCCCCTTTAATGCAGCAAGCTCCGCAGCGCTAAGTGTCAGTGATCCGTTTCCCCATGTGATTCCAATACTCTGAATAGACGAATCATAAGTAGTATATCCGTCTAGTACACGATCACCATCTTTAAAAATATGCCGGCCAAATTTATCAATCTGATCTTGAACATTCGATTGAAGTTGATTGAGCTCTCTTACTTGGACACTTCTACCCGGCCTAAAAAGAATTCTTAAGTAATTCTTATCCTGGTTAAAGTCATCAGAATAAGGAGCCGCAGAGTATGTGGTTATTGCCATAAATCTTATTTATTAAAGTTGTATAATGAGTTTTACCTCTTCAGTTTGAGATGCGCTACGGGCGAACGGCTTACGGTTTTCGTGGAAAATAACTTCTCCATTAATTTCGCCATCGCCAATCCGAGATTTGTATTCACCATCAGTAATTGCTGAAACCCCAGCCGAGACTTGGGATCCGCCACTGGTTGTTCCTATTTCATCAGCAGCCACCGCTGTCGGAGTAATCATATTTACTTCTCCATTTGAATTTTGGTGATAGTATAATTTAGTAGTACTCCCGACGGTTACGAACCGGTCAAAATAAAATTTAGCATTACTTCCTGCTTGATACAACACCTGGCCTTGGGTCAAACTTGGTAAAGGATCCGCGGGGGCATTGAGTGTGAGTGATCTCAATGTGTCGAGAATACCAGTATTAGAGTCGCCATCGCTATTTCTAGTAAAGTTTTTCATTAAACACACTTGTCTAAACGTAAGTTCTGGTGTATCACCATCGACCTCTGTTCCTGTGAATGAAGTATTTACACCAACAAACCATGTAGGCAATATATCTATAGCATTTTTACCATATCCAGAAATAGGAGCCACAGTAGCAGCCAATCTCGCCCCGGCACCCCCGTTGGTGTCAGTAACTGTAAAGTTAACAGATTTCACTCTATCCGTAAGAGCAAGACTGTTGGTAATAAGACTACCGGCATCACCGTTTACCCAAAATTCGTAAGATCCACTATCAGTAGGTGAATTTTGTGGATCGCGGATGTCAACGCGTTGAATGACACCACCTCCATCAATAATTGGTGTAAAGGATATCGCAGGCGAGGCTACTGTCCCGTCGTGTTTAACTATAGTTGCGGTAATAGTTGTTGTACTATTAGAATATCCGCTTCCACCAGCAATAATTCCAACATGAGATATAAGGCCTCCACTACGTTTTTTATCATCTGCGTCGATGGCCGGATCAACATCAACATCCCTTTTAATTGGAACAAATTGATTACTTACGTGAGGATCATCCGCTGATATTTTTGCTACTTCACACCAAACATATCCTTGTACTGGAGCTCCAAAGCCGTAATTACCCGAGGATGAGTTCGTGAAAGGCGCTGTAGTTGAAGGAAGAACCGCAGTAAATCCGTTATCTACAGCTGTGTTTGCAAGACAGATATAAACACTATTTGAATAAGTCACGTAGCAAGGATAAAGATCACCTGTTGAATAAAAAGCATCATTATCGGCAGAGTCGTATACTTTATATTTTCTTCCTGTTGTCCACGGGTTTTTAGCAATTAGTTGTTTTACTCCTCCCAAAGTGACATCTTTAAGTGTAAAAAGATTATTAATAATATCTTCATCTTCCTGTTTAACCCCCGCGGGCACTGGTACGACAAAATTTACTGCATCTTCGCTAACTGGACCAGCATTATCAGGCCATGAATCTGTTTTACCAAGACCTACTGAATACCTGTTAGTTCCTCGATAAGGCCAATTCGATTCGTTTGAGTTAGAAGCTGGTGTATCAAAGGACGCGTCGGCCGAAGCTTTAATGTCATTGACTAAAAGCCTTGCTTGATTCCTGCGGAAGTCATCTGTAATAATTGCTGCCATAATTAGTTGTGTTCTTAGTTATTATTTATAATATTTATACGAGGATATTCTGCTTCTTATACACAAATTTCTTCTCCGCCAACAGTGCGACAGACTTGAACTAGTGGTTGTGGTGCTTCAGCACTCTCTAAACGACCTGCTGCATATTCTTGTTGGTATTCGTTAATTAAAATTGATAAAGGTGTATTAAGCACATTTAGTGCATTAAGTGTAGCCGGATCATCCCAGAACCCTCTGTTAAAGTATTGTTTAGAATTAGTACTATTTGACCAATTGCTATTAATAAAATTAAAAATAGTATTAAAGAATACAACTCGATCAAAGGAAGAATCGTTAAGATTCAAAGATCCATAGTAATTTTCAGCTGTTGCAGTAACGAATCCTGCAATAATACTAGACAGCCAACCTGGTTGGTATTTCGGGGTGTGGTAAGCTTCATAAGATAAAACACCTCTCAATACAGGAGGCCTTAAGTCTTTGAGCCAACTCTCTGGGTTATTAGCGGTGCCCGTGTACGATTGGAATTCTTCCCAACGATTGTTTATCGCTGCTTCAACAAGAACTAAAACAAAAAATTTCATTCCTGCCGGATGAACCATACGTTCAAATGAATTAATCCATCGCTCAGTACTAATAGTAGCTTTTATTTGGTAGCTGAAATCTTGCCAAAAGAACGAGTCTTGAATTTTGTCAATACCTGATAAATCTCCATTTCGTTTTGTATAAAGATCAGTTGTTTGATTGTAAGTTCCGGCAGACAGTTTAAACAAATTATCGGAAGGATAGTATACTTCAACTATACTATCAAACATCATTTGAAAAAACACATGAACACTTTCAGGCGTTCCTTTAACACTATAATAATGAACTATTCTTTTGTAAAGAGTGGTTCTATCAATCACACTTGAGCTGGGAACTATCTTGGCGATTTCTCCTTGAATAGCATCAAGGTATTTTTCGCTAGTAAAATCAATATCATTTTCATTGATGACATGCGCTAGTTCATACGAAGCAAATCCTTCACGGTTCAAGTAATCATAATACTCTTCCATGAAAGAGATTAGATTGGACGCCCCGTCCCTCAGATATTGCGGGATGAGCTCTCGTACTTTATCTCTCTCGTGGTTTTGAGGTCTATAACTGGCAATTGATGTGTGCATTATTTTTCACGGGGTGTTGTAACATATTCGCTCGCTCCTGATGTGCCACGCGTGGCAATGGTATCAACTGCTGATTCAATCGCGGTAGTTACTAAATCAATCTCTATAATTTGGTTTCTTTTAGGAGCTACATCGTTCGAGCTTGGTCTCGCGAATATTGAAATAGTTGTTTCAGATGCTATATTAAAATCACTAATCTCAATAACGCCTGTTGAAGTATTAACAGTTCCAACGTTTCTTTCGTCTAAAATTTCTACAAGATCTGGGTTAATAGTGTAGCGATATATATTTCTAATATTTATTGCTGAAGATTCTTCGTCTTTAAAGAAATACGTAACCCCGCCAAACACGTAGCCTGTCGAAGTGATTAATGACTCAGTAGGCCCGGTCGGCACTTCTAATTCAAAGTCGAAATTGATTTTATACGTAGCTTTATTAGAAGCAGTAGCAGTAAAGTTTTTCTTGCAATACACGCGCGCGTATGTACTTAAGATGGCAGGATCTAGATCAGTAATATAATTTAGAAATTGTGAATACCTAAATACTCCTTCAAAACTTTCAAGGGAGTCATTACTGAACTCCCCAAGGCCTGTTTTAATAAGTGCTGACACACCGTCTGCAGAAAGGTTGGTTAGCGTAGAATTGTATTTCGCAAAAACATTAAAGTATAGAAATGTAATTTCTGGATCGACAAACTTAGGTCGAACAGTAAGAATCCCCTTTGAATCTAGGATAGGCAATAACTGCGCTTTTTGAGCCTCGGTAAGAGTTGATGCAACCGCCGGTTTTGCCGAGATAAATACACTGCCATATTCAGGAGGGTCGTTGTCTTCTCCTCCCCAAACTGATACTGATTCTGCAGTTGAGTTAGCACGAACAAGAACTTTGTAATCGTCAATAGTAACAGCTCTATTTTGAGATATAAATTGCAGAGGAGCGTTTGCTCTAATACTCTCAATGCTTTCATTTGTTCCACCTCCAGAAGAAGCTGCTGTAGATTTTATACTCGGTTTACTTACTCCATCAAATATAGAATCTGATGTTGTAAATACTGATAACCCATTCGCCGCAGGACCATCTGTTGTTAAATATTTAAACCTAATCAATGAACCTGGTAATGGTTTTTTACCCAGTACTCCATCGCCGAATGATATATCAAATTTGCCGCTAGGATTTTCGTTAATGAAATATAGTTTTGAAGTACCATCAACACCAGGTAGCTCAGAAAACCTTGTATAAACTTCTTTCTGCGTGCTGCTAATAGAATCACTGACCGTTACTACAAGTTTCGTCTTATCAATGTTTGTGTCAGGTATTTCAAACTTAAGATTGGGAACCTTATCGTCAAATATATATTCTTTCGTTTTAATCGCACCTTGGTAAACTGTAAAAGGAGTAGTTGGGGCACCTATTTCTTCAAACGCAACAAAGTTATATGTTTCATTATTTAATGTATCAGAAGATGTGAATGTTGTACCTTCTGGTAGCGATGTGATACCCGCGTTAAGATTTGTAAGTGTAAGCTCAACCGCTGGTGCTGAATTGCTCTTAGGTGTATAACCAAGAGTCTTCGCACGGGCTACAACATTCTTTCTAAGCTGGGCCGAAGAGATGAATGTTTCGTTCGCTGCAAGGTGTGCCAACACAGCATTATAGTGTGTATTATGTGCAAGGATATCAAGAATAACGTTGAGACCAGAACCATCAAAATCAAAGTCCTTGAATGGACCATCCTTTCTTTTATAATATGATTTAATTTCGTCCTTGATCTTATCGAAATCAAGTTCTGTGATATTGAGTTGTTTAATTGCCATGGTCTTTTAGCGGATTCGGTCGAGGTAGAAAGATACCTCAGCGTTAGTATTTGTGTTTCTAATTTGAAAAACTATTGTTACGAGAAGACGGTTGTATTCTTGATCAAGCTGTACTTCTACTTTTGGGTTGCTGACCCGAGGCTCGCGTCTTTCAATGATCCTTAATACCTCGTCTCTAATTCCCATACCAGTAAACTGATCGGCATTCTCGAAGAGATAGCGTGTCACATTGGCACCAAGTTCAGGATGAAACGGCCGGTCAGAAAAGTTACTGAGAACAAGGATTTTTACGGATTGCCTAATTGCCTGAATATCTGTAATAGGACGAATATCCTTTGTGTTGGGGTGAGCAATAAAATCAAGTGGGATGTCTGCAAAAAGGCCATCCTTATCAACTGAAGCAATTGAAGGTACCCTTTCGTTAACATTATAGTCTGATCTCAACGCCATAATACTATTTATATAGAAATCACACCATTCACCTGAGGAAGTTTACCTTCTCTAAGTATTAATTCAGTGTATAACCGAACGCCCTCAATTATATTAACGGCGGGCTGGAAAAGTTTTTCACGCTCTATTTCTGGGCAGGTGCGTGGATTCACACTAAACAGGCCTATGCGTTCAACCTCTACAGAATCGCCTGTTGAGGAATACGACCGGACAAGTTTTTTATAGTTAGCATTAAGCTGAGAAGACTTCTTCATTATTGATATAAAGTACAATGCATACTCTTCTGGTTTACCACTATAAACCTTGTGTGTGTTTGCATTGGTTGGAATATAGCTGTTGAGCTTTGTCTTACGAACTTGATCAGAAATTGCAACAGTAAGAAACTTCTCACTTACAAATCCGTTAACGTCTGGTTTTAGATATATATTTTTCATTTTAAACTCGGTTGTCGAAGGCTGAAGTTAACCATTGCGGTGCATATATCCTCCTATAGCTTTTACCCTTTGCACCCCAACACGCTGCTGGTGAATTAGATGCGATATCTACATGAAGGTTTCCACTCATATAATCGTCATCGGCTCCTATAGAAGTAATACCATTCTTTAATAGTACTAGCACAAATTCCCTTAGTGCATCAATATCTTTAGAACTACTGCTGGCCGCGTGTATTCTTCGGCCTTTGTCGTTATAAACACGCATGTCTGCAGCGTATCCACCATCATGCCTTATGGAACCTGTTCTTTTACTACCTTTACCTTTATAATCTTGTCCACCTGAGAATACCACAATGCTATAATTTTTCTCAGCAGCAGAAGCTTCTAAGATTTTCATTAACCTTGGTTGTATTGGTTGATTGCGTTTTTTCCCGCTATAGTCTGACGAGTATGATACGTTACCGGTAACCGCATTTTTAAATTCGTCTGTGGGCGTGCCATTAATACTATCGTCGGCCGGGTCGCCTTCGCTGCCTTCATTTAAAGCATCTATAATCCTTTGTTTGGTAGGGGCGTTCGAGATTCGGTACGAGCTCACCATACGTATAAGTTGGATGTTTACTCCTTCTTCAGTAAAGAAATATTTCTTTACAGCGGAGTATATCTGTTCTTCAAATTTTAACAGTAAATCGTAATTGGCTTGATCCATAAATGAGATATTCAGAAAGTTTTGCCCGCTGTGAATAGAGCCGACTGCCGGGATCAAATCGGGCCCAAACGTCACGATCGAACTCACGTCGTAGTCAGTAGCCGGAAAGAAATCGTGCCCAGCATTACCTATGTTTTGCTGCATGTACATTTGGAAATGGTTGACCCAACCTTCCATTTTCTTATATGCAATTACAAATAAACCAAGCTCTAATACTTCTGTACGCATTTCGTCTATCCTAGCTTGTGTCAGAGGAATAGGTACTTTCTGAGCCATCGCTTCCTGAGCTTTCACATAATCAGCGCCCTTAAATACTTCTGTTAATTTATCCAATTTTTCTGGCCCTTTCCTCAAATAATTTGCCCATATATAAGCATCATCATTTCTAAGCTCAGTCCACAAATCAGACCAATCGGAATACGCTTTCTCGCATTTTGCAGGGGTGATACCTGTGGCTGCCTGTACCTCGTTTTGCGCAGTGTTCTTTGACTGTGTAGGAACATACACACTCTGCTCAGGTTCCTCAATATCGCTCTCAGGTATACTAGGAGTCTCGGGCTTCTTCACCAGTATACCGTCATCGCCTGTCTTCCCCTCCAGGCCAACCAATGAACATATGTCTAAACCTCCGATATCATCAAAGTAGCCCGCTACTTTATCAACAGCACCCTTCCACTTTTTGTTGAGTGCGCCTATTGCATCAAGATCTTTAGGATTCACATTCGCTATATCAGCAGCCAGATTTTGTATCTGAGCGCCCTTTGGCATACTGTCTTTTATACGAGCCTTTAACCCCTCGAGCCTTTTCTCGATATCCAAAAGCCCTGTTGAGGATGCTGCTGCAGCCACTGCTGCTTTAGCATCGTTGAGCCTTTCGCTTATACCGTCTGTTGCTATGCCTGGTATTTTTATATCACCAGGAAACCCTACACACTTTGTTGGGTCTAATGCCGGTACAACTGCAGCGACTATAGCGAACGCGGTTAGTGCAGTTTCGAAACTTGGAGTGTTATCAATTCCATCGCCAGTTGTATCACCTGCAACATCTCTATATAAAGTATTAGGTACCATTGCTTCTACAGTAAACGGATATGATAGATCAGTTGTCCCATTGGCATAAGCAACATTATATAATGTATTAGCACTATTATCAAATAACCATATATCTGCAGAATTGTGCGGTCTTAAAACCCAATCAGATTCTTTACCGTATATTGCAGTAAATTGTTCCTTTGTAGCGAAAGGTGCAAAGGTTCCATACGCAGTAATAGTTTCATCGGTGTGATTCAGAACGGCATGATCACCGTAACCTTTAATCGCGGGCATATTAGCAATGAGTGGCTCATTGCAACCTATCAGTATATCTGAGATCGTTCCATTTGTAAATACTGGTGTAAGTTGGTCGATTGATCGATCATCACTGATAAAACTTGCACCAGGCCCACTGAGAGTAGCAACAATCTTATTTCCTATAGTTAATGGTGTATAAGGACCATCAGTTGCACTCGCAGTTATAACATCGGGGCTAATTAATACATTGGAAACTGCATCAATTTGGCCATTTGATAACTCTTTATATGCGATATTGCTTCCTAATTCAGTATCAGTATCGGGATCTGCAACAACATCTATAAGAATATAGTAGGAGTGATTAGAAACAATCTTATGCCAGCAATAAACAAAGTTACCGAATCGTACCACAGTAGGAAAGTTATCCCATAGTGACCAAGTATCGTTAAGATTACCTCCTATTGCAGATAATCCCGTACTCCATAGATCAGTGTATTCGTTTGTACCACGGCCAAGAACCTCAGCGCTTCCTTCAGCACTTAATACAGTCTTTGTGAGTGGATAATTAATAGTTTTAGCCATGTTATTATGATCTTAGGTAATATATCCCTGGGTGGGAACTATCGGAAGGTGTTGAGGTCATTTCTTTGTGTCATTCTACGAATATTATACCATATAGCGGAATCGATGTAAATAAAATAACGTAATATTACGTTCCTACAGCTGTTCCTGAAGCAGAAGCATTCGTATCTCCTTGAGATTCAGCGTTAGGAGTTGTATTTGGTTGAGGGTGGAAATGTGTTATAAGTGAAACACCACCACCGCCTGCTATAACATCTCCGCTCACCCTTGCGTTAGGAGTATTTATATGTATCTTTTCAGGACAGTTAATTTTAAGATTCTTCGAAGATGACATTGTTTTTGATCCTAAACAGATATCAAAATCGTCGTTTGTTATAGAAGCAACTCTATCAATTCCTACAACTAATACATCATTTTCTAATATGTTTGCATTGCGCGATCCAACTACTTGTAATGATTGATCAACGCCGACTGTAATTGATTGATCATCACCGATATTGATAGATTGACCATCTTTAACTTTAAGCATATCAGTTGCACCTATGTTAACTGCACGCTTACCGATAACCTCTGTGATAGCTTCACCACCTATTTTAGTCTTCACATTACCTAATACGTTAGTAACCATGTCGCCTTCCACGTCCAGTACATAGTTACCCCCACATTTAACATTAACGTCTCCATCTACGGTTAAGTTGCAATTTCCGATTATATAGACAGTGTTATCTTTAGAGTGTACTGTATACCCATCCCCTACTATAGTATCTATCTTAGATCCATCGTTTATGATGTCAGAGGATGTACCAGAGCTATGTGTGGTTGATATTCTCTCATAACCAGGTGTATCATCGTGTTCAATTATATGTCCAGACTCAGTTTGTGTTACATTATTGTATGGATATTGAGGATTATAGTATGTTTTTGGGTCTGGTAATGACACAGCTTTATCTTCTGGCTTCTCATCATCGGATAGGCTAGATAGTTTTGGTTGTGTGGCAATAGGTATGTCTGTAACTCTTTGTGCTAGTCTATTTTTGTATACATCTGAGATAGAATCGGTAGCACTATTCGGTGTATCTTTTCCAGTTTCTTTAGGATATGTGCCATCAGGGTCTTTAAAACCTTCTCCGTCTTGCGGTTGTCGTGTACTTTCTCCTGGTAGTGAGCCAAGTATTAATGCTTCTTGTTCGTTCGGGCCGTCAATAAATGTACCGAACACCCAGCTACCTTGTACGAGGCCGATGGTCTGGCCTACACCTGACGTCGATGCAGATGTAACTGGCATAACTACATTGTACCATGGTAGGTTCGCAGTCGGCAGTAATGTTATATCTTCTGTATGCTTACCAAATATACGTACGCGTACACGATTTATTTCTAATGGATCTTTAATGTCTTCTACGACACCAATAAAGAATTGCGGGTTTGTAATCATAATGTTGTTTCGGGTTGTATCGAATCAGTCTTTGCTACTATCTCTGTCTCATGTACGCCATCTTGGAACGTATGTGTGCACGCAAATATGAGGTACTGGCCCGATAACATAAGGTCATATACCTCTGTATCTGACTTTCCGGTGTACTCTTTATAGATAAGTGGATCGGTTGCCTTCGGAAAATGTAATGCTATCGTCCTTCCTGGGTTAAGAAGTGTATCTCCCATCACTGTAAAGCTATGAGAACATGCATCATAATTAGAAATATACGCACGTGAGATATGTGATTGCTCTTCGGCAAGCTCATTCATATTCTTTGGTCCATTATACGACGAACGATTCACATAATGATACGCTATATTCGCTTGTGGTATCTTATTCAATGGTGATCCAGCCTCAGATTCACGTTTATTCTTTACAGATTGACCGTATGCTACATCTTTTTTTGATGTACTATGGGCACTCTTTAATACCTTTGAAGCATCGAATATATGCTTACGGTAATTCTTTTTAGCAATATCAATGTAACGATTTTCAGATGCAAATGCACCTTTCTTCGCTTGTAATGACGGAGCCAGGCCAATATTTGAATTGACTTTCAGCATCTGTGTAGACCGCTCTAGATAGTTGGCATGAGTACCCGGCGTAGTAACTAGTTTTTGTTTATTAACGAATGTTTTATAAATAGGATTCTCATCACGATCGTTAATAAAGCTTAAAGACGTGAGTTGAACAAACCCTGAAAGGTCTTGATACAAAAAATATGGTGTGCGGTTAATATCTGCAGCAGTATCTAGTACTGTCATCGCCGCTTTAAGTGGATTTGAGATGTTTATATTGCCATCAAATTGTGTACCACACTTGCCAAACGAAGCAAAATTAGACACATTCAAGTCGTCTTTTAAAATTCTTTGAATGATAGACACATTAGTTCCCGATATAGTCCGTGAAATTGTTTTAAGTGGGGCAATATAAGCATGCTCTGACACCGCAACTAGTGTGTAAGCCTGCACCTGTGAGTTTTCAGCATTTCTGGCGTAATCATTATATTCCTGTACATAAAACTTATAAGATAGTGTACGTTCAACATCGAATGATCTAGTAACGATTTCGATAAAAAGAATCTCGTTACCAGTAATATTAAATTCTTCTAGAAAGTTTGATTCATCACGGATACCAACCTCGCAAACAAGTGAAGGTGAAAAAAGGCTTTCGTGTATCTTAATATAGCCTACCATGGCACGTATATCACGAACTTCCCCATCGACATTCTCAATAACACATTGAGTTAGTTGATAGGCAGAATTCGTTATAGAATTACCTTTTTCATCAACAAGACCTATATTAAATTTATCACTCATTCAGTAATTTCTTAAATTCTCTCGCGAAGGATTCTATATATTGAGGTGTTGTTGCCTTTATACTTCTTCGTGCGTCGTTTTCCTCTATCATGTCATCGTATATTGATACATAGTTGCTTGCCTCAGGTCCTGCGGTATATTCAGTTATTTCCTCGTTAATATTTATTGCATCGTAATAATAAGCAGGTGCAAGAGAGCCGTCTTTCCAGTACTGAGTAGTAGTCAATGTGTAATTCGCATCTAAGATATCATCTGGATAATATTCAAAAAAAGCGTTAGGTTTAAACCTTACAGCAGCGAGTCTAAGTTCATCAATAAAACCTTTGCGGAGTGCACGGGCAGCTGCAAGTTTAGGACCCTCTATATTGCCGGGAATAATAAACTGCACACTAAAATCTGAAGCGCCTGTTCCACTATAAAACATATCCACTTTTGATTTGGCTGAATATTGTGTATCAATTGCGCCAAGGTCTCCAACTTGAGCATTTATATTATAATCTTCAGCAAACCACGTAACATCGCTATTATCGATCCAAATAAGTGACATATTTGGATCATAATCAGCAATCTTAGCAGATGAAAAAACTCTTTTGCCGGTTGCTCCTTCGTATCCTAGCCGTTTGCATAGTCTTAAGTACGGCAAATACGCTTCGTTTTTTATAGGAATTCCTAGTATAGTAGACCTTCTACCATCATCGTCGGCTTCTCCAATAGGAAATCTAAACGCAGAAATGTTTTTGTATTGGTTAGCTATGTGATTTTTAATCTCGCTATCACCTTTTGGCCATGCTGATAGACCCTCTTTTAGTGGGTCGTTAGTGATAAAAAATGTCCAATAGTAATCAGGTGTGCCATAAAGGCGATATGAAAGTGTATCGGGTCGTTCTGAGTCTAGAATATCAACAGTTGAATAAGAATACGTGCTTTGTGCCAGCCTATCAACAACATCAACATATCGAAAATAATCAGTGATTGTATTCTGTATAGCATTGTTCTCTACACTATACGCAGTTTTGGGGAATTGGTTAAAAAACATGTTGTTATTTTATTAATTTAAATACGCCGTCTATTTGCCCCCTTGCGCCTTATACGCGGCCTCGAAGGGCCTTCCCGCGGGAACGGTGGGTATCGATGCCGCGGGGGCACCCCCCGCGGCCGGTGGCGGGGTCGTCGCTTTCTTCAGAGTCTCGGCATACCGCGCATGCACAGTCTTTGCAGCACTTGCAACTTTATTAGTAATATCATTATAAGCTTCATCATCACGGTTTATTCTAACACCGCCTTCGAGAGCATTGATCGTCTCGCGATCAAGTATTTTTGTTTCCTGAAATTGCAAAGATACGTCTATTTCATAAGGAGACATATCAGTGCGAAATGTGTTTGATGTGCTATTTACAACTGTGCTTGCACCTGCAAGGTAACACGTATAAATTTTAGGCATATACTTTAATTCGAAGCCATTTCGAGGATCTATAAACTGAACAGTCCATTGATTAGGGTATTGTTGCATTACAGAGCTAATGCCATTTAACCTTGAAGCATAAACCTGTTCTCTAAAGAAAGATTGTATTTCGTTTATTTCTTCGACTTCTTTGTCGTTCTTTCCAATCATCTTAAAATTAAATTGGAAATTGCGTAATGTGTTACCTGAAAACGCCGTGTTTGTTCTAGGATTTCTTACACTTTTATTGGCAAATTCAAGCGCTGTAGCTATATCATTCGCTCCTAGAGTTTTTGCTGCTAATATTGTAGCACCAGTGACTCCTAGTCCTTCGGCTTGCTTCTTAAATGTTCCAAGTATTCCGCCAGCCGCCTCCGCCGCGGTTCCGCTCTTAGCAACAACCTGCGCAATGTCGCCAATCATGCCCATATCGATTGTCGTATAAGATCCACCATCACTAAAGCTTACACCGCTAGGGCACGGTAGGTTAACAGACGTCATAGCTTCACCGCCTTTATATGGTTTACACGTAAATCTAATATAAGGCCGTAATTTTTCAACTAGCATATCTCTAGGAAACACTAATTGCGGTTTACGGGGCCGCTGAGCTTGGGGAAGAACGCTCTCAGTTGCCCTATCCCAACCTTTTCCTGCATCGTCTGCTATTGTTAGTAGACCTTCTTTTATGCTATCTATTGCCATATAAATAAGTATTTAGTATTATTTATAACGAAACCATGGCGTATTCTGGAAGATATAGAGTAAAGAACCCGAAAAAATACGAAGGCGATTTTAAGAAAGTCAAGTACAGATCTCTATGGGAAAGGCAGACATTCAAGTGGTTAGACAATAATCCAGGTGTCATAGGTTGGTCCTCTGAAGAAGTGGTTGTTCCATACCGCTGTAAGACTGATGGCAGGGTGCACCGCTATTTTGTAGATCTTTTTATTCGTACAAAGAATGGAAAGGTCTTTCTAATAGAAATCAAACCTAAGAAGCAAACAGCTCCTCCTAAAAAGCCAGGGCGTAAAACTAAAAGGTACCTTACAGAAGTATTGACATATGCTAAAAATCAGTCTAAATGGGAAGCTGCTACAGCATATGCAAACAAGTATGGTATGACATTTGAAATATGGCATGAAGATACTTTAAGGTCATTTGGTATAAAAATATTATAAATAGAGATAGATGGCTACATTTATTAACAGGATCGAAGACAGAGCTACTCTTGCTGGTATTGAAAGAAACACCAAAGAGTCTCTTAAATGGTTCAAGAGGGAGATCCAAAGCATCAACATGCCTAGTAGGCCTAAGTTGATGGCAGATGAGAATCTTGATTACACAAACAAGCCTCTAATCGGTCGTATGTTTATGTATCTGTATGACCCAAAACATAAGAAAACTCTTCCGTATTACGATAGATTCCCACTAATATTCTTAATTGACAGAGCTGAAGGAGGGTTCTATGGCCTTAATTTGCACTATCTATCGCCTAAATATAGAGCTATATTCTTTGATCAATTGACGGAATACACAAACAACGAGAAATATAATAAGACAACTCGTTTAAGACTTAAGTATAGCTTTCTTGCATCTAATGCAAAGCTAAGATATTTCGCCCCGTGTTTTAAACGCTACCTTACAGATCATATTAAATCAAGAATTGTTGAGGTTCCAGCTCAACATTGGGAGTCTGTTTTATTCTTACCATCAGAACAATTTAAAAAGGTCAGAGCACAAGGTGTGTGGGCCCGATCTAAAAAACAATTTACTTAAAAAGTTATGGGACTACTAGACGACATTAAAAATACAATAAATCCAGTCACGATTGATCAGTTTAAAGCAACTGTTGGTAAACGAGGTGGTGTAGCTACTACAAATAGATTTGCTATTACCATTACTCCACCTACATCAACGCTATTAAATTTAGAAGCTTTACTTGGTGATGGGGCACTAGTTAATGATCCGCGTGACATAAACATATTGTGCCAGTCCTGCTCTTTGCCTGGCAAACTAATTATGACAGGTGATTATGATGCGTACGGAGCCAATCCAAGGAAATACCCACAAAGCTCTATTCAAGAAGATGTGGCATTTACCTTTTTACTTACGAATGATTTTTATGCTAAGAAGACATTTGATAAGTGGCAAAGTTCTATTGTTGATCAAACCTCCCAACTAGTATCTTATGATGACACATATAAAACCGATGTCTTTATTCAAGAACTAGATAAAGACAATACACCAGTATATGCTGTTCGCTTAAGAGATGCTTATCCTACTTCAGTAAACAGTATAGATCTTTCTAACGCCAACTCTGATGCTGTTGCAGAAGTAAGTGTGAACATGACGTATGATTTTTTTGAGACTGAGCAACCTATGAAATCTATGATAAATAGTACTAGCAACAAGCTTAACATATTTAAGCGGCTAATATAAATTATAAACATTATGGCATTACCAACAGTTGAATCACCTAAATATTTCTTAACCATCCCATCAACAAACGAGGCGGTGGAGTTTAGACCGTTTCTTGTAAAAGAGGAAAAGGTTTTGATGATTGCACAAGAAGCAGGAACTAATCAAAGTATGATTTCAGCAATGAAAGATGTAATAAACTCATGCACATTTGGTGGATTAGATCTTTATTCGTTAGTCATGAGCGATCTTGAGTATATTCTACTTCAAATCCGTTCAAAGAGCGTAGGTGAAACATCTGATATTAAGTTTCAGTGTGATGAGTGCGATGAAATCATAGATATGACAATTGATCTTTCAGAAATAGAAGTTTCAGAAGGTAAAAATAAAGAAAATAAAATTCAACTCACTGATGATATTGGCATAACACTTAAATCACCAGGCCTCAAAGAAGCTGAAGTCGCCGCGCGCAGTAGTAAGAAAGCCAACTCTATAATTCAATCTTTGATGACTGTAATTGAAAGTGTATATGATGCTGAAGCTGTATATCCATTTGCAGACGCATCACCTAAAGAAATAGAAAACTTTATCGATTCACTAAGTAGCAAACAAGTTGTAAAAATTAAAGAATGGGTTGATGGTTTACCATCTCTTAAAAAAGAAATTAAATTTAAATGTTCGCAGGGAAAAGAAAGAACAAAGATCCTAAGTGGTCTTGATGATTTTTTCGGCTAGCCCTTTCTCATAACTCATTAGAGAATTATTATTACATTCAGTTTTCGTTATTGCAACACCACAAATATAGCTTAACAGAACTTGACAATATGATTCCATGGGAAAGGGAGATTTACATTACACTTTTAAAAGACCACATTAAAGAAGAAGAACTAAGACACCAACAAAACAATGGCTGAAGAACAATTCGTAACAAGAAATGATCTTGAAGACGTAACTCAAAAAGTTGCAATTCAAAATACTAAAGATCTCGCAAAACCTCTTGTTGATCAACAGAAAAACAATGATCTTAAAGAGCTTGAAAGAAGTATTGAACAAAAAGCTCTATTTCAAGATATAGCAGATGGTATTAGAGGAGTTGGTGATTCTCTTCTCGAAGGTTTAAAAAGCTTAATTCCTAAAACTGATGGTGGTCTTAGTAAGCTTTTGGGCTTAGGCCTTGGGTTGCTACTAGCTCCATTCGCAGTCTTCATTGGCTTCCTTGGTCAACTAGGTAAAGAACTTAACTTCTTTACGAAAGGCAAAGCCGCAGCATGGCTAGATGACTTAAAACTTAGATTTAAGAATTTCTTTGTTGGTATATTTGACAAACTTAAAAAAAGTAAGCTAGGCAAATTTATTACTGGGATTGTAGATAAACTTAAAAACAGCAAGATATTTAAAGCGATCAGCGGCTTATTTCAAAAAGTGTTTAGAGGAAAGGGAGGATTCTTTTCAAAGCTGTTCAATATTTTTAAATCGATTGTGAAATTCGCGACAGGTGGGCCGTTTAAAGCAATTATAAAATTTGCTAAAGGCATTGGACGAATACTAGGTAAAGTGTTTTTGCCAATCACTATTCTTATGGGAATCTTTGATTTCGTTAAAGGGTTTATGCGAGGTTACAAAGAAGGAGGCATCGTAGAAGGTATTAAACAAGGTGTTATGGACTTGGTTGATGGATTAATTGGTGGTCTTATTCGAATATTAATGTGGATACCAACTAAGCTTGCCGAATGGCTGGGGCTGGATAACTTAGCAACGGCAATTGGTAAATATACTGATGACGTGTTTGCCGGCATAAGCGAGATTTTCAGCAACTTAGTTGATTTTGTTAAAGCACTATTTGAGTGGGACACAGAAGCAATGAGCAAAACTCTTAGCGGTATCTGGGAAGGTATTAAAAAAGTGGTATTAGCTCCTTTTGGGTTAATTAAGGGATTAGTGGAAGACATATTTGGTGGAAGTGCAATAGAAAGAGCAAAACTAGCTCTTATGTCAATTAGTTTAAGTATGCAAAGCTTCTTTATGTACTTACAACAAGGCATTCTTAAATTACTTGACAATCCGATTATTAATAATGTGTTAGAAGGTCTCGATTACATTGGCGTTACTGATGGAGCAGGAGGAAGTATTCAAGCTATGAAGAAGAGCGCGACGGAGATGAAAAATGCTGTCGACGCACAGAACGCCGAGGTCAAAGCTGCTGCGATAAGATTGAAGAAAACGGTGGATGCCGAGCGAATTAAAAAAGCTGATGAGCTAAAGGAAAAATCACAAACCAACATTAATACGTCAAACAATAGCAACTCTGCTGTAGTTAATAACGTTACGTATAATGTCATCGGGGCCAGCAATTTGAATGCGGCCGCTTTAAAGCACGCAATGGGATAACTAAAGAGAGGTGACCTTTCAGCCACCCCTCTACTATAGTATTATGTTGTATATGTATTAGCCCTTCTTAGGAGCAGGCTTTTTACCACCCTTCTTAGGAGCAGGCTTTTTCTTGCCTTTACCTTTAGGTTTTTGAGCATTCTTACGACGCTCAGCCATGGCTGCCTTACGCTCTTTAACGTCAAGCTTACCATCTTTATTCTTATCGAATCGCTTCATAAAAGCGCTACGAGCTGCTTTACGTTCAACTTCACAAAGCCTTCCATCTTTGTTTTTATCGAACTTAGCCATAGCAGGTGAAAGCTTACGCTTACCTCCGCTCTTTTTCTCTTTGCTGTCATCAGATTTGATCTTTTTAAGGACCTTAGCTGCAGGTGAGAGCTCTTTTTTATCGGGCCCGGTGTTATTATTACCTGCTACTCCAATTGTTAGAGCCACGCTGATTAGCATTATTAGTTTATTCATATATTTGTTGTATTAGATTACTTACTTATCTCTTGTGATTTTTGCATAGCCCAATCGACTCCTTCATCTCCGCCCCAAATTAACCATGAAACAAACCCTCTATCTAGCCAAGGTGTGTCTTTAAATTCTGGCGAAATCGTTGCGTTTTTTCTGTGTCTATTGAATGAAGCCATGCGTTTAACTGTATCACTGGATATGTTCTCTCCATTGGCTAATTGGTGGGCTCTAGCCCAACCAACTGCAGTGCCAGCTTTGACTTCATCTCTGCCGTATTTCTCTTTCCAATCTATCGCCATTTGAGCATTCTTTTTAGCAGCTGATGGATAATCACTATGGGTTTCCTCTGCCTCATTAATATTACTTAATACGAATTGTTCAAAACTAGCGATGACCTTCATGTACTTATATTTATAATTTAACTGGATGCCAGTTGGGCAAAATAGCTGAGAGTATCTTCTGTGCCATCACCTTCGGTAGTGTCAGCCGCTGGAGTGTCGCTAGCGACAGTGTTATGAACAGGAGCTTCTTTCACCGTATTCAATTCAACTTGTTGTTCAGTTGAAAGACCAGTAGCAACTTCAGCTTCTCCAATGACTTCGAAGAGCTTACGCTTAAGATCGGTGTATGACTTATAGTTTTCAGGATCGCTGTATTCGCTCAGTTTATAGAGTTTGTTGTATACCTCTTCAAGCCGTGCATCATCGTCCTCAAATAGTGGTGCTGCGCTATCAAACTCTGATTTATCGTAGTTTCGATAACCTTCTACATTACGAATTTTGAGTTTAAAGTTGGCACCTGACCAAAAGTCGAATGGATTAACCGGAGTTTCATCTTGGAATTGTGGTTGCATGACATCCATAATCTTGTCCATAATTTTCTTACCAAATTCATAAAGGAATACCTTTCCTTCATTTTCTGGATTACCCGAATCAGAGACAACCATGATGTTTGAAACGTGATGTAGACGACGCTTGCGGAGTCTAGCAAGTTCTTTATCTTCATCTCGGCCAGTATTCCATAGCTGAGAATTCAATTCAGATACAGGATCTGGTTGGCCGATGGAAGTCAGTGATCTCTCGATGTACCAACGGCCAGTCGATCCTTTAAATCCATGATCCCAGTATCGTACCCATGGGAGATCTTCTTCACCTCCTGCTGGCAAGAAGCGGATAACAGCATAACCATTGCCTGCTTTATCAACAGTTGGCTTCCATACGCGGTCGTCTCCATAGCTTTTCTTTTCGCTGTTGCTATCAGCAGCTGAGACAAGTTTTGAGATCGCGTCCGCGCGGTTTTGTTTTAGTTTTTCGAATGACATAATATTGTTTTGTATTTTTTGTATTTGCAGTGTATATTGTTTTTGACTGACAAGAGTTATTATACTAAAAAATGGTTAAAATGTAAATCACATAATGACATTTTTTTGCTTTTAGCATCTCCTCGATCGTATTTTATTTATAAAGATTTTCGGTATTCCAATTCAGCCATCATGAGATTTCGAAATGAATCCCGCGCTTGAGGCTCTGATTCAAGGACAGCCTCGATGTGAGCCTTATCCATATTGGCAATAGTTATGCACGATCGTGGCTCATCACCGTTCTTACCGTATGTTCCCCATGTTGCAGCTTCGCGCTGTTCCTCATGAGGACTATCATCATAGACGCACTTATCGGTGTGCGGTGCTGAATCGTTGATGCTTCGTCGTGCATAATCTAAACCACCATCGACCATATACACCATGCCATTAGCATCGGTATATTCTACGTAGTCATGACGGTGGCGAGACTGTAGCCAGGTACCATCGGGCGTAACCATTGCGTTTCTAATTAGTTTGCGCATTTTCTAATTGTCTCAAGATGTGAATGCCAATAGGACCTTATCTCTAATCGCGGCGGTGGGCAATGGCTTCTGAACCATAATCGCCTTATAATTAAGGAGTAGGTTGATCATGTCTTTATTCATGCCTAATGGATCACCCACAGCGGTTCTCAGACGCGTCAGAAAGTTAACGAGTATATCCATTAAGACTACTGTCTCCAAGTGAATCTCACGCGCTCTGAGGGCCTCTAAAAGAGGACTGGCCGAGTAGTCGACTGTAGTTGAACATAGCTCGTCGAATGTATAGCCAGAATCGGCTAATTTCTTAATGTCTTGAGTGAACATATAAGTAAGTTTATCATGGCGCGCACCGTACGCAGAATAGACTTCGTCAGACATATCCCCGATCCACGCATTCTGGTTTTCCAACATGTTTGACGTAAAGTAATCAATAAGCTCCTCTCGTTTAAAACGCCTTGACAGCTTTTCAAAGAAGTATCGATCCCGCCTTTTCTCGAAACTCGCCTGTTTCACAGCGGTTTTAAAATTGTACTTCACAGCATCATAGTCAGAAGTAAAATGGAGTTTTAGCGATTGGTAAATTTGAAATGCTAGATATCCGTCCATGATTATTTTAAAGATTCTTCCTCTTGGTCTTGATCGAAATCACCGTCTCTAATTACTTTAATACTGCTCATCGTCCTTGTCCTTTGTATGTTTTTTTATAATTAGTCGATCCTTTATTGGTCGAGGTTTTTGATTTAGCGTGGATGCCTTTTCTTTTAATGGGCTTTTTAACTTCGTGTTGTCCGATTGTTTTCATGATTTAGTATAGTTTTGATGTGGTTCTTTTAATGATATTGCGATCCATCGCTTCAACCTCAAGTCTACTTTTCAGTGGGCCTTTAATGAGTTTTGCCATATCTTCAGGATCGATTTCTTTTCTTTCGCAGATTTCCATGATTGCTTCTACGTACGAAATGCCGTCTCCGTAAACAAGCTTATCTACTTCGAAGCGTAATTCCTCTTTTGTTATAACGTGCTTGATTACGATTTTTTCTTTACTCATAGTGTTCTAATTAGAATTGTGTCTTTATTGATGCGACCTTTAGCAGGATTGCGTTTTGCTTTTAATTTAGAAAGTTCTTTGTTGACTTGCCTTTCGGTTTTACTGGCAAGAATTGGTAGTACTTCTTTTGGTTTTCTTAATGTGAAAGAATATGATTTGGTTTCATCAAACCCCCTTAACGTGCTGCCTTGAACGGTAAATCCATCTGGCCCAGCCGCCTTAAATATTGTTACCTTCCTGTATTTTGTATTAAACATAAACATCGTTTGGGCACACACAATGCGCGTTGGATCACACGATTGCATGCAATATTCTACTGACTCATTTAGGTAGTTCAATCGAGAGACTTGTTTATCAGCAGATTTCGGTTTTTTAACGCGGGGCTTGCGTGCGGCCTTTTTCGAAGATTTATAGAGAACAATTTCGTTTAGCATCTCATCGATTGCTTTAATACGATTCCGCAGTTGAGGTGCTGAAAGGTAAGAGAAACCTTCAACCATATCAGGACATCTTTTTTCATACGCATCGGTATAATCGTTTTTGTGTCTTTCAAGCCATCGGACTACTGGACCAATAAACGACACTGGGATGTTCTCTCCTCGAAGAATAGAAGCAATAGGCATCTTTTTAATTTTTGCCTTAGGTTCTGTCCAAACGTCTAACATCTCTTCTAATTCGCATAATACATTCGACTGCACCTTTTTAGTCATAATACTATGCACATTTGGTTTCGGTGCGGAGTTGGCGGTTTTAACCGGTGAAGATTTATTAAGAAGGATTTCACGTTTGGCATCAGACAACATGAAGCCTATGTTATTTTTGACACGATCACGATTAGTACTAAATTCGGGCATTCCCATATTATAGCAACGGCAAAGCTTTCCTGTGATATTAAACACAAAACTACTTTTTGGAACGTGCGGAATAGACGCAATATCATCATCTGAATAAGAATTCTTTTTCATGTATTCTTGAATGATTGGAATATAGTCCTCCCGGTCGAGGTAATAGTTATAAAAATTCAGGCATTTACCAAGCTTGTCTTGGAAGCCTTCCTTAGCGCAATTGTGCCAAGTTGGTTCATCACCCGTAAATTTAAAATCGAGAGAGGCGACCTTTCCAGACTTAAGGAATTTCATATTCTTCTTTATTCGCATATGAGTATTATACCATAAAATGGATGAATTGTAAATATTATTTTAGCCTTAATTGCGCTTATTTTCTTCCAGGTCTGAAAAAACGTAAAGTATAAATAGAATTGAGGACGGTTATGCAAACTATCCACTAACAGAAAAATAAAAGATATGGAACTAATACTACAATTCGTACAAGACAAACCATGGTTTGGAGTCGCAGCTGCAACAGTCGCGCTTGCTTCTTCTATCGCTGCTATCACGCCCACTCCAAGGAAAGGATCGGTGTTGGCTAGACTATATAGCCTTATTGATTTGCTAGCTCTCAATATCGGTAAAGCTAAAAATAAATAGTAAATTTGTATGTGGGTAAAAGGTGTACTGTCTGCTGCCACTGCAGCGCTTAAGGCCTACTCGGCTCATATACGATGGAAGAGAGAAACCTATATAGACAAAATAGAAGATGAAATCGATTCTATTGCTGCTTCCTCTGCTGATGCTGCTGGTAAGTTGCGGATCAAGCGACTCTTGGTCAGAAAACAAAGATACACTAAACAACTCGGCGCTCTACGATCCGACTCAGATTCGACTGATTGACGGTCAGACCTACCAGTTCCAAGAAGGAACTTTAATCGGTCGAGGCCAAGTGTTTCATTCCGACTACTCATTCAGAGAGATGCTTATTAATCAATAATAAGATTTAATTAAAAAACAAAGAGCCGCTCTATTTTAGAGCGGCTCTTTTTGTTAGGCTCTAAGCGCTTTGATCCGTGCGATTACGAGATCGTATGTTTCCTCAGAAGGATCGTTCTTCCTACCAGGAGAAATCATTTCGTGTGTAAGAATCGCATCGATGCCGAAATCAAATTTGTCCATAAGGTAGATACACTTCTTAGCAGCAGAATCGATCTCAACAACGTTTGGAGTTCGTTTGTACGTGTCTCCATAGAAAGAAACGCCGATGCTATAGCTGTTTAAACCAATGATTCCATTCCAATTAGATTTGCCAGCATGCCATGCCTTCTTAGTATCATAGACAAATTGAGTTCTTGAACCGTCGCCTGCGATAAGATAGTGGTAACTAACTTGAGATACAGGATTTAAAATCCACGATTTAGTACCGCCGTGACTACCACTACTGTGATGGAGAACGACAAACCTAGGTTTGATAGTCTTAGATTGATTTGGGCTAGCCTTATACACTTCAGGATAATCGTTAACGCGTGGATGGGCTGGAGCTGGAGGTGCAGGTGGCTCAGGTTTCTTGACCTTTTCTTCATGGACCAAATTCTCCCAAATCATTTTCCAAGTGGTTGGTCCATCAACTCCATCATCCTCAATTCCGAGAATCGATTGAACTTCCTTGACGATTCCCCTCTTTCCTTTAAATTTCATACCTGTATATACTTATAATATTCTAAATACTAGGAGTACCTTTCCATAAAGACAATTCCCATTTTCTCCGTTTCTCTAATCCTTTACGAACTTTTCCACCGGCTATACGGTATTGCGGTAGAATACATTCTACGCTTTCATAATTTCCGCTGTTGAGTCTGCCTTCACCTTCGACCAATCGTCTCAAGTTGCTCATTCCGCAATTAAAGGCGAATGACGTTAAAGCATTCAGTTGGTATTCTGTGAGCTCAACAGTAACATTATCGTTGACCTTCTCTCTGACCTCGGCAAGATGTGCGATTAATAGTTTTTCGGCATGGGCTTTACTGATCTTACCACTCGAGACCACTTTTATATCGGTGCATCCATATCCGATAGTCTTAACACCTCCTGCGCAGATATATGAGCGCATCTTGTATCCCTCAAAGAACTTAACACCATCAACCATTTGTCCATCCCAATCGATATTCGGCTTAACGAGTACAGCCTCGGGCCTAATGAGCATTGGTTGATCTGTGTACAGCATAACGATTTCAGACCGCATAACTTCAAGAACTTTTGGGACATCGGCTGTGGCCATGGGAGTGGCGCTTTTGAGAATCGCTGTATGGGAAACAAGGCTCACCGCTCCGAATAAAATTACTAATTTCATATTTCTAATATTTACTTATTTATAATGTACTGCAGAATCTCCTTTTGATTCTGTCTGAATATATTCTACCACAATTTGTGGGGAATGTACACATTTATTTTCATAAAAAGCACATTTATGCGGTTTTTACTCAATTATGTAGGAATTTCTAGTCGTGCAAGGGCCGTTTTACCCCTCTCGCTTCGCAATATTCACTAAACGTCTGATTAAAATCATTAAAGCAGTAATCAAAGAGCCAATCTCTTCCTAGGTCTACACCACTCTCATCAACACCAAAGCCTTTAACCCAGCCTTTCATTTGAGCTTCTTTATAAAGCTCTTCAAAATGATCATCTTGAACCTTACTGAGTTGGTGAATAAATTTACCAACTTCGTATGCTCTATCGTCGAGTTCTGCTGCTATTTCTTTGTTCACAATTTTAGGTTCGCAGTTATGACAGACGGCTTCGTCATTACCGGTGGAGGGATTATCAAAGGGAATGCTCGAATTTAATGGGAATTTTATTTTGGAAACCCAAATAGGCATGAATAAAATTCTTGCCCAAGGGTCACCTAGTTTCATTCCTTGGGTGTCAGACGGATACCATCCTTTCGTGCTATTTCTGTCAGGCTTGATAATATGGCCGTGCTCATTAACATCGTCTTCAGTAGGGAGTCTATCGTCGATCCACGCGTGGTGTGTTTCCATTTCACCCAAAAAGCCCAAGCTGTTTAGGCTCAGGCAGTGGGGTGATTAGTGTTATGATCTACTGAGATACTACCTCACCAAACTTTGAATTGAGCTCATATCTTAGTCCTGGGTCGTCTGCAAAAACTTCTTCACGGTAGTCATTTGAAAATATAAGACTGCCACCACCTGCGCACCACGCGGCTCTATCGCGAGCTGATTCGAATCTGTAGTAGGTAACACCATAGCGTTTCCCATTAGTTGTGACATGTACCTGTCCATGCTGCCATGACATGGCAAAGTATTTTTTTACTGTATCTTTGTTCATATTCTTATTTTATCTGATTTCCTTTAGTTGAAGATCATATCACCCACAATTGTGAATGTTACTAGAGCTGTACACCATCCCATATATGTTAAGCCAATGATCTTGAGGATGACTTTAGGAGTGTAGAGAGGCTTTTTTGTATATGGATTGGGCATGTTTAGTAAGTTGTAGGTTCCTTTTTGATTCTGGATATATTCTACCACAAAATTAGCGGTTTGTAAATCTTTATTTTTTTTCATCCTAATTATATCTGAGTTTCTTACGAGTTAGTGATCTCATCTGCAAGAAGCTTATTGAGATGCTTGAGAGCAGCATTTTCCTCCTTCAACATCTCGATAGCAGCATTCTCCTCTCTTAACTCTCCAACCCTCTCAATCAAATGAGAGATGATATCAGCTTGATCTTGTGCTGCACTCTGCTCACGCTCTCCCTGCTCCTTAATCACTTCATCAATACATACATCCTCACGGCCATTATATTTATTATACTCCTCATCAGCATACACATCCCATCCTTTTTTACTTTCTTTCATATCTAATTATATCAGAGTTCCT